TTTATTACGAATCTAACAGTAGCGTTAGTGATGATCTACTTGTGGTTTAATAAAAATATTTCAGGTCCTACATTAGGACACGAAATGAATTTCTAAATGTATATTCTACGTGCATTTAGAAATGTCTAAATCCGATGGTCAAACAGGTTTTTGTGGAGAGGAAGATGATAAGCAATCTACGGATTATATAATAGAATCATTGGTCGCCAATCTTGAGAAAATCTGGATGGAAAAGGTAGGGAATAACCCCGATGTGGTAAAAGAGGGTGTGCTGACGATCAAAATCCCCTATTTCCTATCGAGCAAAAATGATGTAAAAGATATTATTTTTAATAAAGAGGCGATATTGTACGTGGATGTGGAAAATACTCTTCCGACAGATTTAACTACAAGGGTCAAGAACGAAATAAAACGCAATTCAGCTGCATGTGAAATTCTATATAAGGGCAATCCCAATCTCTATATGAAAACCAAATTTGACGCAGTTTGGAATCCCCGCACCCAAAGAAACAATACATATTGAATATTTCAGGTCCCGCATTAGGACACGAAATGAATTTCTAAATGTATATTCTACGTGCATATAAAAATGCCAGCATACAAAGGTAAAAAGAAGTCTTGGGTTCGTGTTGATAATAAATATGATGCCAAGAATTATTTTCGAGTGAGACGAACACCAACTTCGAGGATAACTCCAAATTCTGTACATGTGAGATCGGTTTTACTTGACCAGGTCAAAGAATCATGGAATGAATTAGATGTATTAAAAAGAGGTAAACTTGTAATCACCATTTTCGGAAATGTAAAAATAGGGGAGGATAAATATATATATACTCCTGTAAAAGTTGTACTGCGCATGATAACAGAACTTCCATCAAATTTGGGTAAAATAATTAAGATACATTTAGCGAATGTTTTGAAGAAATTTGCAAAAGAATACAAAGACCCTACCCTCTACATTGAATGTAAAGTTGGCATGCGATGGCGCACAAAAAGAGAACATTGAATATTTCAGGTCCCACATTAGGACACGAAATATTGTTTACAATCCGAAAGATATCATTGAAACATTGAATCTAGAACTTGATGGAGGTTGTTGAGATGAGATATAGCTACAGTTCATAATTAAAGAACCAGACATTAGGACTCCAGTACCAGGGATGGAGGTTGTGCCAGGAGGAACTACACCAGGTTGATCTTTACTAACCGAAGCTCCAACATTGAAAGCGTTAGTAAATCCAGGAATACCAGACATGTCTATATCAAACGTAGTCAGAGTATTTATGGCCAATTCTGTTATTTCCACACCGACGTATACAATAAATGTCCTTCCCACCCTAGAGTACCAGGCTATGAGATTTGTAGTGGATGTGATATTAACAAAATTTGACAGCACTGGTATAAATTGTCCACTGACGATATCACCGTTGAATAATGAAATTGATTTGGCTGTGACGACGTCCACGGATATATCTGCCCAACTCTTTTCTGTATCAGCTAAAGTTAGATTTGATATGCTCATATTTTATATGTATATATTATCTCGGGTCTCTATTCAGAGACATGAGATGTGTTTTTAATCTTCTTGATAAAATGTTATCTGTACGGCTATTTCACCTACATTTGTGGGTCCAACAATCTGCCACGTTAATTTTAATCTGTTCGTTCCTATTACGGATGTTAATTCTGCCACAACACCTATGCCCAGACCTGAAACTTTAATACCTACGCCAATGGCGTCCAGTACGGATGCAAAAGATATGTTGGGAAAGTCATTCAGTTCGAATTCAAAAGAAGAGGGGTTTACAGCCACGTTTTCTGATGCTATGGCTTCAAATGCAACATCATATGTGGCTCCTGTTTTGGAGTATATACATCTTGGTCCTGTGATCGAGAATACATTTACCAAATTTGATAAAGTGGGTATGAAATTTCCATACGATACTTCACTACCATCTAGCACTAATGTGCCTATCTTTATATTCGAATTGGGATTCTCAACGGATAAGTTGCTGATTGACATTTTTATACACTAGTCAATCTTTTCATCATATATCTTCTCGTTAACTTTCTACCTCCTAGTAATACACCTCCTCTCTTTCCAGCAGCTAGCTGCCTCATTTCTTGTTGATCCATTGGATAATATTCACCATCTTCACCTAGAGCCAATAGAGGCGCCAAAGTAGTTGCGGCTTTTAATGCTGGAGGTCCGTATTTCTTCAACCCTTTCCACAGAGTACTACCAAATCTTTTAATGCTATCCAGGAAATTTCCTCCATACACTGTATCAATATCTTCATAGGGGATGACAGGTCTTCCAGCTGCGTTCAATACATCATCTTTCGTTACGATTCCGATTTCTTGTATTGCTCTGTTCTCAGCAATGATCAGGGTTCCTTCGGATACGACGACTACATAGAGAGTTGGAATGATCGCTCTGGTTCTATTTTTATTGGTGACTGTAACATTCATTTGCATTTGGAACGTTCCTAGCTGTCCAGGGGCTTGGGTAGCGGTCAATCCAATATCTTTTCCGAAAGCAAGGTTCAGTACTGATCCTACTGTTCCTATTGTAGTTTGGGTGGCTCCTATGGTTCTAGTTGTATCGCCCGACCACTGAGGCCAAGATAGTGTACATCCGTTCCTAACGCTAATGTCATATAAATCTTGTTTGGATGCGGAGGCCAATAGTCCAGAGTTGTTATCCCAATTCAAGTTGATATTTTCAATTCCAAAGTATGTATCAGTCGTAGTAAATGATCTATCAGCATTTCTTTCTCTTGCGAATACATAAATTTGCTTAGGTATCGATCTTAGCTGAATATTTGCACCGGGAAGAGTTATCGAAGCTCCAGGCGCGATTGCGACTCCAGCATCCGTGGGATACCTGTCTACATTGTAGAATGGGTATTGAATTATTTTTGGAATTTTCTGAGTACTTTTCATGGATACATATTTGAAGAGCATAGTAGGCTGTCCAATGGTAACGTTTACAGATGTAAGAGTGGATCCTCCTGCATTACTGTGACACCATAGTCTAGACAGATTAGGCACAAATGTAAAATTAAAAGAAATCTCTTGTACGCCCAACAATCCTGATTGCTGAATCTTACCCCAGATGAATGGAGATAGGAATAGGTTTTCAGTCAGCACGGTATTCACCGTTGCAGTCGTATTTGTATGGTTTGTAATTGTATATGGAAATGCTCCCCTTGGGGTTTCATATGAATTGTCTTGATATCCTGCCAGAGGATTATTCACTGCACCTGCACCATCAGCGTACTCTTGGTATTGGTCTTGCATACTTGGGGATGTGCTGTAAAAGTATTCTTGCGCTGAATGACATTGGTTGTATCTCATAAGAGGATCAATAAGATCTGACATGTTGATGCTCATTGAAGAATTGTTGATGGTGACAGTTAGAGTATTCGTAATATTACTTATTGGAAAAGCTCTAATTGCATCATATCCGGTCTGTAGAAGGTTGGAAGCGGGATTCACGGTAGTGCCAACAAAATCTATTGTGACTGGGAGTTTCATTTTCAAATTTCTATCCATCACAGTTTGAGGGGAAGGCGTGGTCGTAGATAATTGGGCAGAAGAATTAGAGAATGATGAAGATGTGAGTGGAAAGTAATTTACTGTACTACCACCTTCAAACACTGCATAACTCCTCTCATTATTTACATTGATAACAGGATCAATCGTACGGGCTAGTTGGAGTGGATATTGGGATTTACTCATTATATATAACTATGTCTTTTTAAGTCGTAGGAAATATGTTTCTTCTTTATAAACAACAATTTAAGCTCGAAGAGGCTATTTTGGTTCAATAAGAATGGGATCAGAAATCCATCTTTGTCTTTCCAGAATACCTGTATATCTATTTTGGCGAGTGGCGCGGTCGAAATCATATTGACAAGCCTATAATCAATATCCGCAGTTGGATTGAAAACATATCTTTCACTTTGATCTCCAAAATTAATAAGCAGAGGAGTGAAATCGGTTAATATCGGTCTTTGTATAACTCTGCCATCATCGGACTTTACACCAATGAATTCACTTACAACTGGAATAGTATTCGATAGGAATACAATTGAAGATAGATCGAACCATCCAGGAGCAGATGGATAATCTTCGGGGGTTGAAATATAAAGAGGTGGTACAGATGGGACCAAGTTTGGAGGATTATAATAATTGGATGGGGTATCTGTCACTCTGAATCTGAAGAATCTACCTAAAATAGGTGGAGCGGGAGGATCAAAGAAGAATGGAAACCCTGAAAAAAATTTATCATATATTTTATCACCAGACCATATATCTATTCGGGTAAGATCTGGAACAGTTTCCAAGTAAAATGCAGCCTGGGCTATAAGTCTTATGGTCTTTGTTGCATTTTCGTATTCAAAATAAGGTGCTTCACTCCCTACTGGAGGGGCAGCTAAATCATTGAAAGCTCCAAGCAGAGCAGTGTTTACCATTCTCAACATGTCATTCTGATGTTCAACATAGTAGTATTCATCTTTTGGATATATACCATTTCCATTAGGTACAGGAGTATTGAATGCAATAAAGCTTGGAGTATATATGATTGGATATTCTACTACATCTCCATTGTGTCCCAAAGTTACTGTATAGATTGTATAATTTATGCTAGGTACGACTATTCCTGTGGATACAGGAGGTGGATTTGCTATTTGATCAGCTACGGTTCTTATTGGCATGATAAATATTGGTATTGCAGATCCTGATATATTAAATTTCGCCACTGACAAGTAATATTCACTTGGATTGTCAAGGAGGGCCCTATTTCTATTTTCTTCGTATGAAACTGGAACTCTGAGATCTGTCACATTTCTTGGACCGAACACTTCTATATTTAGGTATACATGGTCATTGTCGTATATGGTATTTAAAGACATTCTGTTAGAATGACACTAAGTTCGTCAGAAGTTAAATCAGGTCTGTTTTTAAATAGCTCATAGAATTCTTCGTCGGCTAAATTTTTGAACAGCAATCTTATCAAACACCATCTCCCACATGTAGCTTCTTTGTCTCCCTTGTTCTGCATTGGATACGGAAAGTATTCCACTGGTAATCCACTTTTTATTAGGAGATATGTTAATCTTGGGTATGTAATTCCTAGGCTTTTTAGATATGGACTCTTGAAATCTACGCCCTGATCAGGTCTTTTCCCATATGAATCAAAATAATGTATTCCCTTGTGATCTCTAAATAAGCAGGTCCAATGTCCTATCCCAGTAGGATGTTCATAAAATAGAATTACATTATTTGATCTTTTGAATAGCATTTGCAATGTTGGAGTGCCCATTAATTGTCTATATGTCACAATATTCACATCTCCTCCGAGCTTTTGCATCAATTCAATGTTATTCAAAGGTTTTTTGACAAGTTTTTGCATTTCGAGTTCTTTATATAGAACATGAAATTTCATAATGCTTAAGTTCTGAACGCCCAACAGGCCATTTCCAGCCATAGCAGTAATCCTGGATTAGCATCGTACAAGGGTTTTATAACATCGAGTTTAGTTTCTCTGGCATCTCTTTCTGCTTGTGATAAAAGTGTTGAGTCGCCACCGGCGGTAAGGAAAGCTGCGGAGAATGTCAGATGAGATGTTATCCCCCATGCACTGGCCAATGCAAGATATTGTTGCTGCTGAGCGAGCGTAGAATATACATACGAACTCATATTTTTAATACCAGAGATAATATTATCGAGTTAATAATCTGACACCAGTTTGATATAAATAATATCTGGGATGATGCGTACTCAGCATAACCCATCTGGTAGGTAATTGGACTATACGTTTTATGTCATCTTTTTCTAATCCCATATACACTTTCAGACAGTATTTGATAAAATATAAGGATCCGGTGCCTGGAAATATAACTATTTTATTAAGTTCTTGCATAGTCACCCTTGAAGAACTTCCCTTATTCAACAGATGGCTAGTCATAATAATGTATATATTATTATGTCTTCCAGTCTGAAGAAGATCATCCTGTATTTTTAATACTTCTTTGCGCACCTTGTCATCTCTTATTGTATCACAATCATCGAATATACACAGACTGTCTTCAAGGAGTTTCCCATTGACGTTGTTTTCAACAACTTGATCTAGATTTATCCGGATGATACCTTTTACAACATCTATACTCTGATCTTCATCTACTTTTGAGAATAGATAAATCTTTTTCTTGGGCCAAAATCTTTTGAAATTCTTTGCATAGGTGGCACAAAAGACTGTTTTACCAGCTCCACTTGGCGCGCCAACATATATTACATCTCTCTTATCAGGGTTGGGGATGGGCTCTATGAGACCATTGAAAAGATCTAGTGCCTTTCCTTTATCATTTTTGGCTCTTATTCCTTCTGGACCTTCTTCAGTCCCCTTCCTGAGTCTATCTATGAGTTCTTCGTTGTCCCATGCCTTCTTTTTGGATCTATATTTTTTATCAGTGTATTCGATAAAATTTTGGGGTACATTGGAATGATTGGGGTTTTCTGTAATACTTATGAGTTTTTTCTTATATTTCCCTCCCCTGATGAATCCTATTGGCATACCTTTATTAAAAGTCAAATACATCTGTTTTATACATGTCAGATAAAATATATCCTTTCATGAATTCGAGCATTTTTTGCAAAATTTGCAAAACAAGAGATACATTTCTGTCCACATGGCTCATTAATTCTCTAACCTCTAATACCTGTCCATCTCGATCACCCATATTCACAGCTCTGGTCAACAATCCTTGTAACTTTCTAAATTTCGGAGATTTTGTAAAATTTGCATATTGTATTTGCATATCTTCGATGCTCTGTTTTGTAACTTTTGCAGAATTCAGATCTATCATCAGACCTACATAGAATAGACGATTTATTCTCTTTGCATATTTTTTATCAGTCCAAGGTTTTCCTCCGGATTGGTAGAATAGCATGTTTATTAAATCTTTTTCCAGATATTTGAGAGATACGACTCTACCTTTTTTCTTCATCTTTTTGAAATTTGTTTTCACAAAATCATTCCAATCATCAATATCCATCATGTTGGCGTCTTCTCTTCTTGGAAATGAAATATCTATGAGTTCACCATTGCTTGTACCTTTTCCAACTTTGAAATGTACCTTGGTCCTGGCCAAATCGAATACAATTCTACCGCCTCCTTTATCAAAATTCAGAGCTAAATTGAGTGAATTATAAAATACATTTGGTTTTCCTCCTTCACTGTATACTCCAATCCTACCATCTTCGGTGGTTTTGATCAACACGTCTGAAGTCTTTGACATTCTTACGCTCTTTACGCCCAGTTGGAGAGCTAATTTCATCATTAAAGATTTCTGATCCATCCTATTGAAGAAGGGGAAATATGTAGATTTGTTTCGCATGTATTTTCTTCTTATTTTGTCCAGTGCCATCATTGTCCTCTTTTCCACCATCTCCAATACATATTCATAGTGGGACAAATGGGGATTTACATAGACGGAAAAGTCATTATCTGATTGTCTGAGGTATGGATCGTATGCATTGATTACAATGTTCACCAATTCGGGCATAAACTTCTTCCTATTTTGATTTATTAAATGCAATACGTTACCTCCTTTAAAAGCTAGGAATACCGCATCATCTCTGAGCAACAATTCTCTGCGTACATGTTCCAGTTCATTCTCCACCGTTGACATTGTCAAATCAATGAACCGTCCAAGGCTAGCTGTGGGTAGAAAATACTTGTTGACAAATTCCGTAAGTACATCCTTAGTCGCCTTGTCAGGATCAGAATAATCATCGATTTTATCGTACGTTTTTATTAACTCCATTTTATATCACTTTTATTATCGTTACTATTAAAAATGACATCTGAAAGAGTTACCAATCGTATAAGAGAAATGCTCGACGATAGTTACGACAGTGATGAATACCTTGACATGGGTGGAGTTCAACTTGGTGGAGCGAAAGATGGGCCCGGAGGTGTCCCTGAAGCTCCACCTTGGCCAACGCCTAGGAGGAGATGGTGGAAAAGAGGACCAGTTCCAACTCCGAAACAGGAAACATTTCCTGAACGCACTCCTAGAGTTCGACGCAGACGTAGGAAAAAACCTGTAGAAAAACCTCCACTTTGGGAATTGCCTAGACGCATTCCTAGAGGTCCACCCAAACGTATGAAAAAACCTGGAGAAAAACCTCCTGTTTTGATTCCTTTAAAATTAGATCTAGATCTAACTAGACTCGCAAAAACAGCGAAAATACTTATGGACCAAGCTAAAGCTCTAAAACTTAAAGAAGACCTAGCTAATAAAAAACTTAGAGATCAAGCTATTCTGTTTAGAGATCAAGATCCAATTGAAGGTTTTCAAAGGAAAATGCCTAGGACAAGGGCCAAGCTAAAATTAGTAGTTAAGCCAAAGGCCAAGCCAAACTTTAGCAACTACAGAAGGCCTGCTAAATACAAGCCTTCTACAAGAAAACCAACTAAAAACCCTGTTGGCAGGCCCAGAAAGGTACATATGAAGAATCCCGGCGAACCTTTATATGGTCTATTAGCTAGAAGGTTTCCACTACACAAACCTCCTAACATTGGACTAAGATCAAGTATGGCAAGTGCGCTTATGCATTCTGGTTGTGGCATGTCCAGAAAGCAAGCTTGGAATGTTATTAAACAATTTTATGAATTACTCGAACATGAAACAAAAGGAAATGCTCTTCAAAGAAAGCAAGTAGCATATCAAAAACTAAGGAAAAAACTTATATCTGCTGGCATGGATATTGAATAAGTCATATATTTATCTCACAAATTTGTGAGCCGAATTACCTGAATTGGACTTCTCTGTAAAACTCGCTTCTAGTCCTCACTATACCTTGTACAAAATCGAACATTACTTTCTTTTCGTTGGTGTCTTTATTTGTCGGATTAAGTAACATGCTGTGTCTCATCCCCTGAGCCAATGTTTTGTACATTAATAAATACCCTTCATTAATTTGCGCCTGGGTGATTGTGGCGTTCGTATCTCCAATAGACTCTCCTGCACATTCGCGCGCTGCTCTGTTCAATCTGTACATGTGTTTAGCTCTGTCAAGTAGACCTGCTACAGTTATCCCTTTTAATCTATAATGTACACCTCTGACTTTTTCTCCTTTCTTGTTCGTGCCAACTAACATGTCTATGTAACTTTTCTTCCCTAAAAATATTGAAGTTTCAGCATATATTTCCTGATCATCATCAGCGCCATCCAGTTCAAAATCTACATGAAATTGTCCCATCTGATTTCCCGTCAGAACTCTATCATATTTCTTCTCGTACAATGTCTCCAACTTTGGTACGTCAGAGGAGTTCAAGTGCATGCTATCTGTGTCTGTATAAAATATTGGAATTCCATTATTATTTGCAACATTGAAAACTTCGTTCATAATCCTCTTGGACATGGATAGAATTGCACATCCCACAGCGCCCATATTATATGAAAAGTCTGCACACAATTCTTTCATTTCATACACATCTGGTTTTATTTCACGGTATGCCAATAAAGTATTGAAATTATTATATCTGTAATTTTTCAAGTTATCTTTCCGGGATTCAATCCATTGGTCCTTGTTCTTTTTCCATTCAACATCTTTGATGAGTTTGTACTTGATGTTTGTCTTCTTGGTTATAGTTTTTCCATAGGCGGAATTCATCATCAACTTTAGGACCTGTGACATTGCCTTGTTTCCCTTTGCTTTATGATCCAATCTTTCCTTGAATAATTCTTCTATGACCTCACCCATTTTTGGGTTTGTACCGCTATCCCAGTAAAGACCGTCAAGTAGGGTATATTTAATATCATGGAACTTGATGTAATCTTCCAAAGTAATCGAATCTATGACTATGGGCTTTTCTGGCGCTTCGTTGAGATATGCAATAGAGTTTTCACCTCTGTGTGTGATGAACGGCATCTGCTGCATGGTGTTGACTGCTGTTATCTTCACAGTGAGTATTGAATATTTCTTTTCTTTCCAGTCTTTTAATTCCTCTGGTAGGAATCTTGTAGGTTTTCCCTTGGGCAATCCTCCCAAGTCTTTGCACAGCCTGTGAATAGCACTTGGATATAAACTTACTCCATCGTAATCAGCTATTTTGCCGGACAGTACTTTCTTCTTGCTCTCCTTATTTACGCACACTCTACCTCCGTAGACAGCTTTTGCAATATATGCTCTGGTGTTACCCTTGTACTCGCAACAACCATCAAAAGCTCCTTCCAAATTCATATATGTGTTGGTCAGACTGGATATGGTCAAACTACCAAAAACATCCATCTTGCCTTTTGTAATATCTTCGACTACAATTTTATTAAACTTCTCAAATCCCTTCTTCAACACTAAACAATCTAATTTCAGATAATCTGTATAGTATTTTACCGCATTGAAGTTTATTCCATCATACTCATACTTAACCTTGTCTTTATTAAGGTAGTTAAGGAAGATGACTCTTTCCTCCACACTTAATAATTTCATATATTCACACACCTTTGCGCGAATATTCCCATTTTCTTTGGTATAGTACTCATATGCTATGGCTTCTTTCTTTCTGTATTCCTTGGGTAGGTCCAAATTGACGCCAAACTTGGATAAAGGGAAATTTAACATTTTGTAGCTATCCCTAAATTCAATGGTACATCCCTTGTATCTACATTTTACACTGTAAAGGTATGATCCTTTTCTACATGGAGCGTTACTAAGGTTCAAATATCTTTCCAAGATATTGTAGTCATACTTCATATTATGAAAGTATACTATCACATCCTTATTCTTTCCATTATTTGTCATGTATTTTAAAAATTTATATACTATTGATTGTTCCGGAGTGTCTCCATATGTATTGCAAACGTTGAATATCTGTACCTTGTCATCATTACTACCTACTACCCCAATCAAATATAATTCATGTCTTGGGCCTGTTACAAATGTTTCGCAATCAGCATAAAATATGCATTTTTTTTTCGTACTTTTTTGTGTTTTCTTTGTAACCGCTCTACACTCATCATCTTCAACTCCCATATGTATATGTTTGGTCAATTCGGGGTGGTTGCTACTCTCTGGCCTATTTGCCATGTCAAGTTTTACAAAGTAACCTTTTTCCATAAGCTTCTCAACCAGTCGTAGTGATGTTATTTTCCTGTATCCAGTATACCGTCTGTACTTCTTTTTAACACCTTCAACAATACATTTGGAAATGTTTCGGAAATCTCTTTCATTTTTAATCTCCTCGTAATGTTCGGAAGAATATTTGGTGAACAAGCTTAGTTCATACATGAAATAGTGGTTACAAAACATTGCAATTTCTATCACCCGGTTCGAGTCTTTTTTAAGTTTGCATTTATAGTGGCTATTTCTTAATTGAGTCGCAAGTTCCCCGTCTTTGGCTCTATTCTTTTCATTACCCTTTTCTAATTTCTTTACTGTTATGTCCCGCCTAATAATGTTAGCTATCTTTTTCAGATCTCTTGACCGAATTGCAGTACTACCAACATATGCCAACATTACCTCATTCAGCCTTGCTTCTGGAACTTTGTATAATCTAAGAACATGTATGAGACACTGTACATTCCTAGCTCTCATGATATCTTTATCTTTTGATTTGGATTGTTCCTGGTTGTAGATTTGGTATCGAGACAAATCATCTGGAAAAATACTTATATATGGAAAAAACTCCCCATCTCGGTTTTCCACAGGATGGGAACCTGCTTTTATTGAAAACACCTTGATGTTGTCTATTTCTGTAACATCCATATTATCCAAAGTATCACTACCATAATTGGCATCGCGTTGAATATCATACCCGTTCACCAACAGATCAATTATAAATTGTCTACTCTTAGGTGCTACGGTGAGATATTGTATTCTACGATTACCTACTGAATCAATTAATTCTAACCTCAAAATTGTTTTCTTCGATAACATTTTGTCAACCATCTTTACGGCTTCAGCTTCAGTCAAAGTGTGATCTAACCTTAATATCGCATCATAGTCATCCACATCAAATTCCTCATCCGAAGCGTTATCCAGAGCATCCGAATATCGATCTGCAAGCAACAACAATTGTTCGGTAGTTGCAGCATCTCCTAACCTAGTAATGAATTCATCTCTAACCCCTACTTGTTCAGCAAGTTCTAGAGCTGCGTCGTATGCCAACTTTCTCTCAAACGCATCATCTTCTTCCTCAAGCATGGTGTCTAGCATATGTTCGTACTTGTCGACTAACACTACCCAATCAACTGTTTTATATTCTTTCCACAAAGGTTTGAGGGTTTCAGGGTCAATTCCAATTTCTGCAGCTAGGGCTTTAGCCTTCTTATAATATTGCGATCTTTTTGAAGGTTCCATTTTTAGTATATATATTATATTTTATAGAGAATCAATTACTTGCTTGCTATTTTTTATATATGTGGATAGCAT